TAAAGATGAGATAGAATCTTATAAAGATGAGTTGGCTAGAGAGAAAGACAACACAACGCTTGCTAGGTTTATACGAAATTTAGAAAGTCGTATATACGCACAGCTATCACGGCAGATGGTTGAACAGTTGTTTGGGGAAACGCCACAGAAAGAAGGCAAATTAACATTAGAAGGTAACACTATTGAATATGTTGTTGAGGAAGAAATTATTACACTTACGATTACAGATGAAACAGGCAGTACTACTACAATTTCTGTGCCTATCGGTAATTTTACTTTCTAGTTGTGCGCCTCGATATAGTTCACTACTTAAAGAAGGTGGCATACCTTATATAGTTATTGAACAAGCTTCTGTTTTAGACTTACAATCAGAAGAACTTAAAAACATACCTGCTGCTAAAAGAAAACCAGTAATAGCTATCTATCCAAATAGCTTTAAAGATCAAACAGGACAGAGAAAGAGCAACGGACAGTTTGCGTTGTTCTCTACTGCTATTACTCAATCACCTGAAGCTTTTCTTATCAGAGCTTTGAAACATGCAGCAGATGGAAAGTTTTTTAAAGTAGTAGAACGAGTAGGTCTTGATAGCTTAACAAAAGAAAGACAACTCATTCGCAGCACAAGAGAGACGTTTGAAGAAGATAGCGGAGTTAAGCCTCTTTTACTAGCAGGTTTGTTGATGCAAGGCGGAGTGCTTAGTATAGATACAAACATAAGGTCTGGTGGAATAGGTGCTAGATACTTAGGGATAGGAAGCTCAAAAGAATATAGAGAAGATTTAATTACTGTTTCATTGAGATTAGTATCTGTTTCTACAGGTGAGGTTCTTATTGAAACGTTAACATCTAAGAGTGTTATTTCAGTAGGCATATCACAAGACTTGTTTAGGTTTGTATCTAATGGAACAGAGCTTATAGAGATAGAAGGAGGAGTTGCCGAGAACGAGAGTTCATCCATAGCTCTACAAAAAGCGATAGAAGAAGGTGTGTTAGAAATTATTAATGTGGGAATTATGAGGGAGTATTGGAAATATGAAGAAATTAATTAGTTTATTGTTGCTTATATCATGTAGCGTTATAGCTGACGATAACGAGATCTTTGTCGAGCAAGTAGGTGCGACAGCTAATATAGATTTAGAGCAGCTTGGATCAGGAAATATAATTGGTGGGTTAAGCGCAGTAGCAGGCAGTATGACAGGGTTAGACTTAGACGGAACGTCAATGACTTTAGACATTAACCAAATAGGAAACAGTAACAAGTTTCTAGGTGATATGTATGCTGATAGCTATACAGGGTTCTTTAACTTTGACGGTGATAGCAATACGTTTACATCTAAGATGGACCCGAACAATACGTTTGGCGCAGATAACTCTAATGTTAATGTTAATGTAACAGGCAGTACAAATACGTTTACGTTAGACCTAGCAACAGCAGCATTGGCAAGTGGTACAGATTTAGATTGGACTGTACAAGGTGATAGCAATACTGTAGATGCTGATATAGATTATGATGGCGGTACAAACTTCATGGATATAGATGGAGATTCAAACACGGTAGATTTTGATGGAGGAGGATATGCAGGCGGTTATTTCTATCTTGAACAGGATGGTAGCTCAAGGACATTTAACGTTGACCAGTCTAGTACATTGGATTCAGATTGGCTCAAGGTTACTTCTTGGGGTTCTAATGGTACTATTTGTGTTAACCAAGACGATCAAGGCACAGCAGTTGGATGTTAATATAGGAAGCATTACAGAGCTAAACGGAAACACAAGAGTAGTAAGAGATAAACCATACGAAAGTGTGCTTGATTTCTCACTTAACTCTATGGATAAACTTGAAACTGCTAAAGGTAGAATGGGAGTTACGTTCCGTGATGAAACTACCATACGACTTACAGAACATAGTCAGGTTGTAGTAGATAAGTTTGTGTTCGATCCTGATCCAGCTAAGTCAACGATGGCTTTGAACTTTGTCAAAGGTACAGGTCGTTTCATTAGCAGTAAAAAGAAACGTATACCTAACGACAACATATCTATCCACACCAACGCAGCCACGATTGGTATTCGTGGAACTGACTTCACAATCACAGTTGCAGAAACCGGAGAAGCTTTAATAATATTATTGCCTGATGAGTTTGGCAATTCTTCTGGTGAGATAACAGTAAATACTGCGCTAGGACAGGTTGTATTAACTAAACCTTATGAAGCTACTACAGTTTATAACTTTGAAACTGCGCCTACTCCTTCTGTTATATTAGACTTGACACTAGACATGATTGATAATATGTTGATTGTTAATCCTCCTGACGTAGAGATGGAAGAAACTGAAGACTCTAACGCAGTTGCTGACAATCTCTTAGATGTAGACTTCTTAGAATTTGATGAATTAAATGAGGATGAACTAAAGGAAGATGACCTAGAATATACTGAGCTTGATATAGATTATCTAGCTGCAGACTTTCTTCAAGACCTTCTTGATGTCATACAGGAAGCTGACGAGCTAGGCAAAGCAGAGAAATCTTTATCGGCTGACGGAGTAAAAGGAACTGCTGTAGGGTACGATAGTAACACACAGATAAGTACATTCGTTACTGATACACATTTGAAATTCCTAAGACAGATAGAAGATACACTAGAAATGAAAGTAGATAAGTCTGGTTCATATAACATAAGAATTGAACAGGAAGGAAAGGTAAATCAAATTTCAACTAATGGTGGAAGCTCGTCTACTATAACAATCAAACAAGGAAGTTAAAAAAAACTTGACAAAGTTTAAATGTGACCTTATAATATAAGTATTGATGTGGCATAATGTGCGTCAATATAATTTTAACACTTGCTTAATAAAAAGGAGTAAATACTATGACTAATAAATTCTTATTAGACCTCACCAAACCTATATTCTCAAACTCATTTATTGGATTCGATACGTTGTTCAACGACTTGTATCGTATGCAACACATGGACAGAGCTACAGGTTATCCCCCTTATAACATGACAAAGAACGACAACATCTATAAATTAAAGATGGCAGTTGCAGGAATATCTAAAGAAGACTTGGACATTGTTAGAGAAAAGAATACATTAACAATTACAGGTTCAGCAGAAGATGAAAGTACTGATGAAACTCTTCACAAAGGTATAGCCAGTAGAAACTTTAAAAGAAGTTTCAATCTTGCAGATGATATTGAAATCAAAGATGCTAAACTAAAAGATGGAATGTTGTCCATTGAATTAGAACGTGTAGTTCCAGAAAAAGATAAGCCAGTATCTATAAAGATTAAATAGTCCTTTTTAGAGATTAAAATCTTACCCTATAGGTAGGTATTACCTGAATGAGTTTGTTCCATAACAGGACATATTTGTTCCTGTTTCAGAGTTTAAGAGCCTATTTAATTATCTTTCTAGCTCTATCATCAAGCTCTTTAGGATCAATTCTCCAATACTTTAAAAGATCTTTAGTTAGAAAAGTATCTTTATTTTTTGTGCCAACAGGTCTAACAGGATGTAAAGGACAATAACTAATTGTACAAGCTGCTACTTGCTGTCGCCATGTACCTTTGTCGTACTCGTCATAAGTACAGCCTTTACAATAGTCGTTTATTGATTTTCTTAAACTAGGTTTTTTCATACTTATCTCACTTATAGAATATATGGGCTTCTATCTGTACTGTTTTATTTAGATAGTTAGACCAGTTAGGTTTAATATAATCAGCGTGATACCACAGAGAATTTTCTGTGACATCTGGATAATACTTATCTAATACTTGTTCAGCTACATTAATAGACTTTACCCACGTTTCAGAGTCGGTTGGTTGGTCAGGTTTACCATCACAAAACCAACTAAACTGACATCTGTTTCGTGTGGGAACTTCTTCACCTTTCCAATTAGTTGTCCATTCAGCTTGATATATAACACCACAAACTGTATTAGGGAATTGAAAATCTTTAACGCGGTTTAAAGTAACGTTAGCTACTGCGACCTTACCTACGAGAGGTTGATTACCTGCTTCAAAATAAATATTTTTAGCAAGACATGTTATGTCATGTTCTGTTGTATAGTCTGATGTGTTACCTACGTTAATACTTAAAGCTAATAATAAAGCTAATATATTTTTCATTTTATTTTTCCTGTAATGCTTGTAATTCACCTTGAAGATAATCGTGCATGTTAAAAAGTTTATCTTTACTTTTCTTTATAACGTTTCTTATAATCCAAGCTTCATCCACATGAAATAAACTATCAATATGTTTTTCAGGGAGCATGGACATTTCAGTTATTAGTTGATTGTTTCTGTTAAGAAGTACTTTAAAGCTTATCAAGTTTGCTTCGGTCTTTTTAATTTTCTCAGCCATTAAAGTATCTCACACGTACCTGCACTACATGCAAGTTCTTTAGTGTTCTCAGTCATGTCTTCAGTTTCATACTCGTTGATTACTGACCAATCAACTTTGTCTGTAGTTTTCTTTTTCCATTTTAAATATTCTCTATATGAAATCTCTTGGTAAGGAGCTTGCTTATATGAGTGATCTGAATAAGGAAGGAAAGAGATACCAGAAACATCATCAAAGTTTTTAAATACCCAAGCACCTACTTCTAACCACTCAGCCTCTTTGACGGAGATTGTGACAGACGGCTTATGTTCACACCATTTATCCTGATAATCCTTCCAGATTTTCAAGTGTTCTAAAGCTGTTAAATCTTTACGAGTCTTAGCACCTTTAGGACTTTTCATTGGAAAGTAGAATACATAAGTATGTTCAGGTTTAGTTATATCATCTTCATAATATACACCTGCATCAACCATTATTCTAGCTATAGGATCTTTCTTATCTGCTCGTACTGTACGAAGGTAGTAAGGGCTGTGTCTAGTATGAATACCACTAGCACTATCTACTAACTGACTTACAGTACCACTAGGTTTAACACAAGTGATTGCAGCAGAGTGAGGAATACCTAGCTTCTTAGACCAGAGTTTATTAACAGAGATGGTTAAGTTTTTAAGATATTCTAAATCTACACTACCATTTATCATGTTGTTATTGTCCATGATTCCTGTTAGAGATACACCAAGCAATGCTTCTTCTTGTGTGTTATGCTTCCACTTACTTGTCAAGTATCTAAAGTTTGTTAACGTTGCTTGGATTGTGCCAAGTATTGTAGCTGCTTCTACTTTAGCTTTTAAAGTATTCATGGTATCACTAGGTCTGACAACAACCTCAGTTAAGTTACAGAATTGTTTATTACGTAGAATAATTTCACTACAAGGATTAGTTCCAAAGTCTTTATACTCTTCTCTTCTTCCGTTCTTAGCTGCTTGTTTCTCTGCAGCTTGGCGATTAAACATACCACGTTCACCGCTTTTAGATTCATACAAAGATAACCATTCGCGCATGAACGCGCCTATCTCTGACGCATCTGTGTAAGCTACAGAGTTGTTAGCTAACGCACGTTGTTGGTTCTCTTCCCACCAAGCACCTGACTTAGCATTGCGCATACGGCTGTCTGAGAGGTTGCTGAGAGAGATTAAAGCACTTCTCCGTACTCCACCTACGACTACTACTTCTGCGACCTTACACATCAAATCATGGCAGTCTATGGACACTAACTTACGTTGTCCTTTAACTATTGCATCTTTAAACATGTTAATTGTGAAATCAAACAACTCTTCAAGTGGAGCAGGACCACTAGCACGACCACCAAATGTTTTAAGTCTAGCACCATAAGGTCTTATGTTAGATACATCCCATGTAGGAATCTGTCCTGCATAAAGTAGAGATAGTAATTCTTTGTAAGCTTTAGCCCATCCAATTTTAGAATCAGCTACCTTAATAACTGTATCAGTATCGAAAAGTTCCTCTGGTAAATCAGGGAGTTGGTTTATGTACTGACGTTCAACGCTAAAGCCAACACCAGTACCACACATAAGTATGTATAATGTTTCATCGAAAGCTCTAGGTGTGTCAACAGCTACATAACTACAGTTAAAACCTGCAACGTTATCTTGTTCAAGTGCTTTACCTGCTGACATCAATGCTCTCATGCTTGGCATAATGTTTAGATATAGTACAGCTTTTTCTAAAATATTCCTAATGCTTAACCACTCGTTCATGTCTAGGTTATGTTTTTCTGTTAGATGTTTTTCAAAGAAATTAAAATACCTAGATACTGTTTCGTTCCAAGTTTCTCTGCGTTTTTCTTCTTCGTTCCATCTGGCATATCTACTAAGATGTATGAACTGTTGATAGTTTGTAGGTAGTCCTACTACGTCATATGTTTGTTCTGTCACTCTTACACTCCTTGTAAGTTATGTATTGTTAAATATAGAAAGGAAGTTGCGGATAGCATTAGAAATATAACAGGCATCATAGCATCCCATAATTGTACCTCTACTTCTAATGTTCCATCAGTTCCGTTGTGTAGTATCTGAGTAAACAGATAAGCAAGACAGATAACACTTTGTACCAGAGCTAGTCCTGAAACTAAATACGCTGCTGCTAGATCGAAAGTGTATAGGAAATAAACACCTGTGAACATTCCGAAAAACGGAATCATATATAATAATCTACTTAGCATTTGTTTTATCCTCTACCCATAAGTGTATAGCTATTATAGCGTAGTGTATAATCTTTAATAAGTCTCCTTGATTTTTGTAATCTCCAGTAACAGGATCAGGTTTCTTACCATAACGCATAGCATACTTTATAATATTACCCATGCAAAAACCATCACCATGTCCTGCATCTATAATCATGTCTGTTGCTTGATACTTTTCATTAGCGTAATGTCTTTCGTATGTGCTATCTACATATCTTTTTATTTGTTTTATTGTATTTTCTTCGTTGAATTTATAATCAATCATTATTTTAACTCCTCTGGTAAAGTTTCTGTTTCCTTTA